CGATGGCCTTGGCGCCGAAGTCGAGGCGGCACTTGATCTCGACCCCGTCGACGTCGAAGCCGTTGCGCGTCTCGATGTAAGCGCCCTGCTGGCCTTCGAGATAGGCGTACTCAATGGTGTCGATCTGGTTCGGGCTGGCGGCCAGATACCAAGCGGTTTCGCTGGCGGCATCGAGCCGGGGCTCGCTGATCGGCGCGAGCGTGCGGATCGACTGCGGCACCACGTTGCCGCTCGCCGCGGGCAAGAGGTTCTGCGCGACCAGCTGCTCGGCTTTCAGCTCCAGCGAGGCCGGCACGATCAGGAAGGCGGGGCGGATGTTGAGCACCGTCTTCTTGTCGAGACCCGTCTGCTTGGCCATGGCGGCGCGGGCTGCACCCACGCTGGTGACGTCGAGCGCCGCGCCGGTGCCCGCGAGGTTCTTATGGGTGGTGTGGAACAGCGCATTGCCATCGGCCATGGCCGGGTTCGAGGTGATGATGCCCCAGACCACGTCCGACTCCAGCTGGGCGATGGAGTTGCCGTACATCGCCGGGANCCNGGTGAAGGCGTCCAGATCGTCGTTGATCAGCACCTGNCGGGTGATGGCGACGACCCGGCCGTAGGTCTTCACGCGGTAGCTTTCCTTGCTCTCGCCGAGCGTTCCGCGCTTGAACTCGCCGCTCTCGCCNACNTCCAGCAGCTGCGGCGCCTCGCCNAGCTGCACCCGGTGCATCGCCTTGAAGTCGGTCGCCAGNACCTGACGGCAGAAGAGNGCGAAGGTCCGCGGATAGGCCTCGTAGGCCTGGCGCAGGGTCTTGTTGGTGACGGCCGCGAGGATCTCGGGGAAGTCCGAGGTCGAATGCAGCGCGCGCGTCGCCACCTCGTCGCGCGAGAGGCCGCGCGTGTTCACCCCGGCATTGCCGAGGCTTTCGCGGGCGAGTTCCAGCAGCGTCATGCCGCGATACTGACGGGCAGCGTCCTCAAGCGGGAACAGCGTCGGGCTGTACCGGTGCAGCAGCGCATTGGCCACGGCATCGCGGCGGGTGATGCGCTCATCCCGGCCACCGAGCGGGACGGAGACTTGGCCGAAGGTCCGCGTCTCCTCCGACTTCGCTGCGACCTGATCGAGGATCAGGCGACGCGCCTCGTCGAGACCGGTGCCGCGCTTGACCAGATCCTCGGCGAAGCCGCGCTCGAGGTTCAGCCGACCGGCCAGATCGTAGATGGTCGAGACACGCTCACGTTCGGCTTCGCGGGCGCGGTTCGCCACAACCTCGGGATCCGTGGCTTCGGGCTTGGCGGTCTTCGGACGCGCGCGGGTCTGCGTGTCGGCCGCGCTCNGGGGCGTGTCGGTCATGGTGGTNTCCTNGGTCGCTGCCGTTTCGCTCNTCNGNTCGGCCACGACCTCTTCAGTCGGGGCCGGGGTCTGGGTCTTCTCCGTCATCGGGGATGCTCCTTGCGGNTTNGGGGGCGCGTCCCGGCGGTGAAGGACGCAGGTTTCAAGCGGGCTCTGGCTGCGGAAGCCCGCGGCGGGGTCGGCCCCGACCGGGACCGCTGAAATCTCGAAGGGGGTCCAGTCCACCGCCCGCCAGAGCTCCCGCCCGCCGTCGGGCTTGGAGATGTCGAAGCGATGGACCTGGTAGCCGATGGAGACCGCGCGGATGTGCCCAGCCTGGATGTCGCGCCAGATCGGCTCGACATCGGCGCGCTCGCTGATGCGGACCTGCGCGATGCCGCGGCCGTTCTCGATCCGCGCCGAGCCGGGCACCACCGAGCCGATGACGGCGTCGAGCGTGTCGATCTCATGCACCTTCAGGAACGGCGCGCCCGCGTTCAGCCGGTCGAGCCGGACATGGGCGGGGTCGAGGCTCAGCTCCTCGTCATAGGGCTCGCCGAAGAAGCTCGCCCGCCGGACGCGCGCGCCCGCCGACCAGATCACCTCGACGGTGCGTGCGTCGGCATCGACGGTGTTCGGCGCAAGCTCCGCCGACCGGCGAAGCGCCGGCAGTTCGATCATCGTGTCCATGAAGTCAGTCCTGTTGGGCGGTGTCCGGCTGCCCCGAGTCGGGTTCCGGATCGGTTGCCGGGTCGCTCGATTGCGCGCTGCCGGTCTTGGTGACGCGGCGGGGGTCGCTGTCGAGCACAAGCCCGAGGGCGTCGAGCTTGGCGTTGGTCGCGGCGATCTCCGCCAGCACGGCGTCGGGATTGCGGCCCTGCCGAGCGATCACCTCGGCCAGTGTCATCGTTCCCGAACGGATCGCCAGAAGGTTCGCCATCGCGTCCTTCTGCGGATCGACTGCCTCGAACTTGGGCGGCGACCATTCGACCGGCACGTCCGGCTTCGGGATCTGCCCCGCGGCCCATGCGGCCTCGGTGAACCAGCGCCAGACCGGGGTGCAGAGCATCGGAATGAAGAGCTGCCACTGGACAGCGTCGATCATCCGGCGGAACTCGACGAGCCCCGCCCGGATCGAGGAGTAGTTCACCTGGCTGAGGTCGCCCGTCAGCAGTTCGTAAGGCACGCGGAACCCGGCCGAGATGGTATGCAGGCTTGCGCGCTTGTACTCGCCGTAGCCGCCGGTTGCGGCAGGCTGGTTGAAGCGGATGTCCTTGCCGCCGCGGGCATAGGCGATCAGTCCTGGTTCGAACTGCTCGACCCGGTTGCCGTCGGCGTCGACCACCGCCGGGGCGATGCCCTGCTGCGCCTCGTCGTCGCCNAAGACGATGGCGGTGACGCAAGCCTCGGTCTTCTTGCGCACGATCTCGGCCACNTCNTAATCGTCGAGATCNCGAAGGGCGCGGATGACCGGCGCGCCCCAGGGAACGCCGCGCGCCTGNGTGCGCTGCTTCTCATAGACATGCGCGATCTCGCTCGCCGGGACCGGCCGNCTCTGCAGGCCGTTTTGCAGGGCGCCATAGGCGTCGCCAGGATGCTCGGCGTGGAGCCAGTAGGCCTTGCGCTTGCCGAGCGGATCGAACTCGATTCCCTGCACCAGCCATCCGGCACCAAGCGCACCGGATTTGGTGGCGTCGAGGAAGTCGGCCTCCAGCACCTGCAATTGCAGCGGGATAGCAAGGCCGTCTGCGGCGCGGCGCAGACGACGGCGCACCAGCACTTCGCCGGCCTCGACCATCTCACGGCAGATCAGCGTCTGAAGCCCGTAGAAGTCGAGCTGGCCGTCGGCGTCACAGGCCTCTGCCCATCGTTCGAACAGATCGTCGACGCGACGGTCCAGCGCCTCGTCCCCGCTGGCGGCACGCGGCATGATGCCTGCGCCAACGATATTGTTCACCAGCACCGCAACCGCCTTGGCTGCGTGCGGGTTGTTGCGGACGAGATCGCGCATCCGATCACGCAAGAGCGCCCCGGCCACGCCGATCTCGGTGTCAGCCGAGGATCCCGGGGCACGCCAGCCCTTCGTGCGGCGTCCTCGCGCGGCGCCTTCGTAGCCGCGCGCGAGCGTCTCGAACGCCTGTCGCGCCAGGACACGCCGCGCGGCGGCCCGAGGGGCGACTGAAGCGATGGCGCGGTCGAACCAGTTCGCCGCCATCAGCGATCCCCGCGCGAGAAGCCCGCGAGCCCGGCGACCGGAAGCGGCCGCCCCACACTGGCAATCGCGCGCTCAATAGTGCGGATGCGGGCGAGCAGATCCTCGGCCGAGCCGTAATCCACCGACTTGCCGTCATAGCTGACGCGGGTCGTGCCGCTGGCATAGGCCCGGCGCAATGCCGAGAGCTCGGCTTCGGTCCAGTCGGTCATTTCAGAACCATCCTTCCCGCCGCCCGATCCAGTCGGAACGGCGCTTGCCTTGGGGTGACTGTCCCGGCCGGTGGATCTGCCCGGCGGGATCGCTGTCGGTCGGCGTCGCCCCGAGTTGGTCCTCGAGGTCGCGCCATTTCTCCTCGGGCCAGCGGTCGGCGCCTGCGATCCAGGCGGCCGCGCGGGCGTAGACCCGGCAATCGAGCGCCTCGTTGCGCTCGCGCAGCTTCTGCCATTCGAGCTTCGCGAAGCCGCGCTTCGTGCGCAGCGTCACAAGCTGTTCGGCCACGACCTGCTTCAGCCACTCGCTCTCGACCCATGCCGGCAGGTGGATCGTGCCGGGCGGGAACGCCGCGCCCTCGTCACGTTCCTCGGCCGTCGGGCGCTCCAGCCGCAGGAAGCGGTAGGTTTCGGCCTTGAAGGTCGAGACCGCCACCGTCCAGAGCCGGGCGCCGCGACGCAGGCGCTTCCCGCCCTCGGTCGCATCCACGAAAGTGGGGCCGGAGACCGGACTGGACCGATTGAAGCCTTCGAGCCCCTTGACTGGCGCGACCTGCGCAAAGCCGACTTTGCGCGACCAGGCGTAGACGGCCGGGGCTTCGTAGCCCGTGTCGATGGCAAGCCGCGCGATCCGAAGGTGTGCGCCGTTTTCATGCGGCCACGACCGGCCGAGGAATGCCGTCAGTTGCTCCCAAGCGTCATGCCGGTCCGGCCCGCCCTCGATCACGACGTGATCGACGAGCCAGCTCTCCAGTCGTCGGCCCCAGGCCCAGACATCGACCTCGATGCGGTCCTTCTGGACATCCGCGCCCGCCGTCAGGAACAGCCCGCCCGCTGGCACCGTGCCTGGCCGCCACGCCTCGCGGCGATCGTAGAGCCGCTGCCAGTCCGGCGCCTCGCCGGTTTCGACCCATGTCTCGCCGAGAATGGTGTTGCGGAACGCCTTGATCGCCTCGTCGGAGCCCTGCGCCGCCTCCCAGCTGCGCGCGATCCGGGGCCAGCTGAGCCAGCCGACAGGCGAATAGAGCGCCGAGAGGTGGTAGCCGACCGTGGTGGGATCAGCGGCCGTGGCGGTCGCCCGCCATTCGCCGCGCTCCAGCATCGCCGTCTTGTGGTGCTCCGCGATGGGCTGATCGCAGCTCTCGCAGAGATACTCCGCCGTCTCCGGCTTGCCCTTCTGCCAGCGCAGCCGCTCGAACTTCAGCCACTGCATCGCCCCGCAATGCGGACACGGCACGAAATAACGCCGCTGGTCGGACGCCTCGAACTCCCGCTCGATCCGGCTCAAGCCCCGGATGGTCGGCGTCGAGACCAGGAACACCTTGCGCCGGTGGGCGAAGGTCAGCGACCGCGCCTCGGCCAATGTCACCGGATCGCCTTCCTCGTCGGCCGAGGCCGGATAGGCATCGACCTCGTCGAGGAAGATGTAGCGCGCCGGGGTCGAGCGCAG